TGCGGATTTCACGCTGGCGTTGGGCGGGAGGGAGGGAGCCCCCTTGAAAATTTCGTCAGCCAGCTTCACTTCCTCCGCGCGTTTCGCGACCTGTTCGGCTTCCGCCTTTTCGCGCGCGGCCCTCTGTTCCTCGCTCTCCGCCGGGGGAGTAGTCGCAGGCGCCGCGGCGGGATCCGCAGCGGGAGGCGCCGCGGGATCCGCGACCGGTTCCACCACAGGAGGCGCCCCATCTACCGGGGGATCTTCGTCAATTTGCTTTTGCTTGTCGGCGCGGAGCGCGGCCAGCGCCGCCTTGGTGTTGCCAACGTCATCAAGTGATGGAACGTTGGTTTGGCCAGCGCTGTCTTGGCTGGCTACCTTGGCGATGACGGCTGCGTTGTTTTTGGCAATCACTTCGGGGTCAACCGAAGGATCCAGAGTTTGAGTCGGAATTGCGGGCATAGTAGGTTACGGATTGGGGGTTGGGGTTTTGTTAGCGTTCAAGGAAAGACCATCCTGCCACTGCTCGTCGTCGTGGAGTGGAGGGTATGCTGAGTTGGTTTTGTCTTCGGGCGGGGCCGCTTCGACCACCGAGAGGGCCAGCAAAACACTGATGGCAGCACCAAAGCCGCGGACCTCGCCGTTGCGAATCAAAATCGAATTGGTGTCACCGCTTCCCAGAAGAACGGGTCCAGACTCAAAAATCTTCGGGAGTAAACGTTGACCGGTGCGAGTGCGAAGGAACTGGGCGAGGATTTCTCGATCCTCTTGCAGATCCCATTCAACGGGTGCGTTTTCAATCATGGGGTGGGGTGTTTAGGGGTTAGACAACCACTCCCTCCGGGGGTGCCGCCTCAAGCGGGGGTCCCTCGGGGGAAGCAGAAAGAGCGCCGCCTTCGTCGCCCGGAACTGAGCCCGGTGCTCCAGCGGCAAGTTGTTCAGCCTGTTGGTCCATCAGCTTCATCTGCGCGATGATGGGCCCGGCGTTCTTGACTAAATCCATTGCGGGCTTCAAGGCCTCCTTGTCGGCGCCCTGCTGCGTCGCGTAATTGACGTGCTCGGAAATGTGGGCGATGATGGCCTCGAGAGCCGGAGTCGTCGCGTTGCCTTGGAGGATCTCTTGCGCGAGTCCCTCTGCCGCCGGCATGATAACCTCCAAGTGCATCAGATGGTTGTCGCGCGGTGACACTGGCACCGGCTGCCCAGTCGAAAGCAGAGTCAACTCGAGCAACTGCGAGCGCTGTTGTTCGGCGGTTTCCGCCGGGTCGCCTTCCTTCAAGACCAAGCGGTCAACATACTCCGCACCCAAGCGGGCGGTTGTGTCTTCCACTTCCAAGGACCGCTGGTTGTAAATCGGATTGCCCCGCTTCTCCGCGCAGAAAGCCGAAACCATCTGCCGCTGAGTCGGAGTCAAATCCATCACCGTGCCGGCAACCGGCTGCTGCGATAGTTCATCTATTTCTTCGCGGGTGAGAAAAGTTAACAGGTCTTTTTGGAAGGCCTTCGCTTCGTCGTCCGTCGTGTCCGGGTCGCACAGGCGCCGGATCATCAGTCCAACCATGTCGGTGAACTGGGTCAAAAACCGCATGATCTTCGCGTCCTTGCCTTCTTCCTCGCGGTTGGCATACAGATCCACTTCGGCCTTCGTGACCCGGTCGCCCTGGAAGGTGCGCGGTGAAACTGAGCCAATAAGCTGATCCACCAGCATTTGAAAGTAGGCATCCAGCTTCAAGAAGTCTTCGATGTTGCCTTGCACCTTCTGCTCGATGAAATTCCAACCCGTCGGCACAATCACCATTGCCCCGATGACGGACATGCGAAAACGGTGCAACTGCTTGAAATCGCCCTGCACGAAGGCCTTGCCCGAGAGGATGCCTTGGTCCACGATTTCATTGCGCATCCGGTCTTGCATGCCGGCCAATTCGTAGATGTCCCGGCCAATTCCCTTGGATCCGTGCAGCCGCTTGTTGCCCTTCTGCAACGAGAAGAACACCATGCAATCTTCCATCGAATCGAACCGATCCGGGTGCTCAAAGAGCAACACGGACTTGTTGGGGGCGACAACGTCTCCCGCCAAACGGTAGTGAGAAATCTTTCCGGTAACTTCCCGGACCAGCAACGAGTAAACGTTGACAACACTGGCGCCGGCCATGTAGGACGCGCCAACCGTCAATTCGCGCTGGGCGTGCTGATACCAAATTTCTTGCGTGGTGGAACTCGTCAACTGCTCCCGCAATTGATTGGGGGACGCCTTGTTGATGGCTTCAAGCGTCGGCTGAACATTCCAGCCAACGTCGATCGCCGCTTCGGCGTCTTGGACGTATTCGTAAAGTTCGTGCGGGAGATAAACCTCCTTCAGGACCGCAACCTGCGCTTTGGACGCGGATTGCTTGGTGCCATCCGGAATGAAGACTTCCTCGAACGCAAAATGCTGCGGGAACCACGAAAATTGATCCAAGCACGCCGCGACCGTGTAACCGAACAGCGCATTGTCCAGGCTGATGTCCTCAACCAGCGTAGTCCAGCCTTTTTTGCCGCGAATCAGTTTTGTCGTCTTCGCTTGAAACTTCTCGGACTTCTCCGCCGCGTTGGAGTATTTTTCCGCGGAAAGTTGGGAATTGGTGAGATACTTCAGCCCTTGCACCGACTCAACGAACCTGGGCGCGACTTTCTCGATCATCTGCGCGAGGGGCTTGGTTGTGAAGTTGGATCTCCACGCCAAACCTTCCTCTTTCAACTTCGCGGTGTTATATGGGCGCTCCGCGTTGTATTTCGCCATGATGCGGGCCGCCACGGTGTGCCGGTCGCTGTTTGCCGCCGCCAGAGTGGAAAGGATGTTCTGGGCCATGCCCACGTCGCGAATCGCTCGTTGCGTCGGTTCCCCCGCCGCGTTAATCTCGGGCGACTGAATCAGTCCGCCCGCGGTGCCGAATTTTGCGGATGTTGACGCCGGAGCTCTATCAGGAAGCTTCTCTTTCATCGTATCTGTGCTTTCTTCCAAACCCGCTCCCAACGCCCCGCTGGACAGCGCTCCGTGTTCAGAGAGATCTTCGCCTCAAGCAGGCAGGAGCACTTTGCACACTGAAACCCGTCCGGGTTGTGAACGCAGATGCGGCACAGTCGAAAACGGCTGCGCATCGTCCGCTTGGTCGCGATAATTTGATAGCCGCGCCACTTGGCATACGCTGCAACCAGCGCCGCCTTGGCTAACTTCAAAGGGTTAGGAAAAGTCATGTCGGCCTTACAATCTTCGTCCAACAATGTGCGGGTAGCGCCTCATTGTCAATGCGGTCTTGATCCAGGTTAACAAACGAGGCTAAATCGGTCCCGAGAATGGTGCATCCACCAAGACGGCCATCGAACCGCACTTTGCCCCGAAAAATGTTCACCCGGTAGCCCTCTACGGCCTGTTTACACGCCGCGCAGGAGTTGACTCCCAGGGCCTTGTTCGCAGGGCACGCCGCACACACGTCCGCCCGCACTTTTGCAGCATCAGGAGCTACCTGATTGATTGGCCCAGAGTCCGTGTGCTTATTCAGGCCACTGAGCCATTGAAGGACGCGCGCCTTCAGCGGGACGGGCGGTTTGGGCCGGTTTGCCGCCGGTTCCTCGTGGCACAGCCGCGGATTCCGCTGGCACGCCTGGGCCATGACCTCTTGCAGCACTTTTCCCGGAGCCAAGCCCTTCAGCTTGCGATACTCCGTGACTTTCGCGATTACCTCGCGCCAATTTTTCGCCCGGTGGACCGAGTCGTCGGATTCGCGGAAAAAATAGCCGTCTTTCGGGTATAGGTTTGAATTTATGCGTTGCATTAGACCTCCAGAGTATCGGGCACGCTCGCGGCGTCGAACCGGGTGCCATTTTCCAGCACTGCACCGTCCCACCACTCGTCATCCCCGGGATTGATTCCCGAACTGTCCCCGCCGCCCATGCTGGGCACCAACTGGCGCGCCACGCGCGCTGCATGAACAAAAAGCGTCAGCGAGTCCGCTTCATCGGGAGATTCCTTCGCCAGCCGCGCCTTGTAGTCCTTTTTGGACTCCACTTTGCGCCGCCCAGCAACAACCCGAAACCTTCGGTTCGTCAATTGGTCCGTCAGATTGGTCATGTCAATTGCTGGATGAATTAACAGCGTGTGAAACTCCATCCAAGCCGCCGCGGCGAACCAAAGTTCAGTATCTATCCGGTCAAATTCTTCGTCTGCTGTTTTGGCATCTTCCTCCATGACTTTCAGGGTCGTAGTGCTGGAAGAATAGTTGACTCCCTGGATCAACGTGGACCATTCTGACTTCATCAGATCATGAGTCCCCGCCCCGTTGCCCGTCCGGTCAACGCACA